TGTTTTAATAGCCTCGTGAGCTTTGCTGAACATTTCAGCTACATTGCTAAGATCGACTGAAGGAGCTTCAGCTTTGTTAGCCTTACTAGCTTTTACCTTCATAAGCATTGCAACTGCAGCACCTGTCTGCTTTTCGGACAATGAACCACGCTTACTAAATTGCTCTACTAAAGACTTAGCAAAAGAATTCCAAGAAGAAATTTCTCTAAGAGCTCTAATCAATCCAGGATTATCTGAATTGAATCTTCCTACTTTGTGTGCCAAGTCCTCATTCCCAAATACTAATACTGCTAATTCTGCTGTTGAACTCATTCCCATAATTTTTTCCTTTCTCAAATTATTAATAGAGTGTATCTTATTTATTTAAAAAGGTAAACAACTTTGATTCCTTTAAAAACAATCACTTATAAGTTTTTACCAAAAAAGATTATAAGGTCTGGGCAAAGGACGCAATAAATCGATGTCTTTTTTCTTGTAAAAAATATGTTTCCCGACACGTTTTATTCTGTGCAATTTATCTGCCCAATATGGATTAACCTCATCATTGTGATAGTGAGTTGCTTCAGACCCTATGACACTTATATATTGACCCTCTGCTATCATTAGCTCTGCTAAGGCTTTAGATGTTCTTAAAGAGTTGTGCTCTTTAGGATAATCGGACTTGCCATCGCACCACCAACTGAATTGGCAACCGTCTTTATTTTCTTGTAATACAACTCCGCAGATGTCATTCGGATAATCAGAAGAAGCCACCCTGTTAAGAGTGACTTCAGCTATTGCTATTTGACCTTGGATTGGTTCTGACCTAGCCTCAAAATAAATATTCAAAGCTAGGCACATGAGTGCTGTTTCTATCATGCAGCCACCAGATCGAAATCGAAAGTAAATTGATCGTCGCACTGGCTGTCAAACTTAGGATTCTCAACTTCGTAAAAAGCATGAACCAGTTTGTTGCTCCAGTGATGCGAAGCATCCATTGCTCTCCACTCAGGAACTTGATTGTCGATTGTAGTCCAGTCACGAGTGTCCATAACGAGAACATGGCGAGTAATTTGAATTATATAAACTTTGCCTTGCTCTAGGTTCTCAGGCACGAACTTGCTCAACTTGCGTTTTTTATCGAGTNTTGTCCACTTGCCTTTTATGCCTAGCTTTTTACAAGCTGATGCGATGTTAGTATTGCTAACACCTTTACAATGACGCTTGCCACGGATCGTTTTAAGAGTTTGGTATGCTGGTTCATATTCAGTGCCTGCTACAGTAGCAACTGAAAATGGTCCACACCATGTTACTCTCTGCTTGCCAGTCCAGTCAGTAATTTTTCTTTGAAGAGGATTATGCTTGTTCATGATTTTTTTTCCTTTCTCAATCAATATAAAGAGTGTATCTTATTACGCCAGAGAAGTAAAGAACTTTCTTTCAATTTAAAAACAATGACTTATGTGAGCTTACGCCACTTCTCTATATTTAATTTTCTAAAGCCTTTTTTGATTTTGCCTTTTAGAAGATACCAATCACCCAACTTACCGTCTTCAACTATTGGTTTGCCGAGCTTGGGATATTTAAATCTATCGATGCCTGCTAGTATTGGACCAGTGTCATCTTCGAACTTCATGTTTAACCAGAGATTGTGAGTCTCGGCTCTGCGACCACCTCTTTTTACTAAGTTTACAGCTTCGTTTAAATCTCTGAGGTTCTTTTCAACGAGCTTACCGAATACAACAAACTCTCCAGGATTGTCAGCTTCTAAATTATGAATGTCTTCTATTGGTGTTTTAATGTTGTGTGCAGAGGGATCTTGTTTAATATGACCGAACCTGCGTTCACACTCGAATATATCGTCATATGGTGTTTCTCCTGAATCTAAGAGCTTGTCTTGCCTTGGGGTTAAAGGTTGATTTAATCTCCTCCGTTCAACTATGTCTGCTGCGAGCTTTGGACCAAGACCTTTTATACCTATAAGACCACCAATCAACTCTCCGTCTTGTACAGACCAGTTAAGGCTAGATTTAAATTTGTCGTATGGTTTATAGACCAATCCTTCTTTTACAACTTCTCTTAATAGTTTTACACCTTGGTCTTCGTCTTTTACATTCCTGAGGCATGCTGCAGCAAATTCTAATGGAAAGCGACTTTTTAAAACACAACACCAATAGCTGACCAATCCATAGGAAATAGCATGCGACCTATTAAATGCCCAAGACCCCATTGTGTTTATGTTCTTCCATATCTTTATTGACTCGTCCTCTGGTATGCCTTGTTCTTCCGCACCCACTTTAAACTTCTGCCAATATCGATCAAAGAACTCTTCGCCTAAAGATTTACTCATTGCCTTGCGTAATTGTGAAACATCTTCCCAACTCAACTTGCCGACATCACGAGCTATTGTCATGACTTGCTCTTGATAAACGACAACACCGAATGTAACTTTTGTTATCTCTTCAGCTAGTGGGTGGAGGTATGTTACAGGTTCTTCTCCTATCTTTCTTTTTATATACTTTGTTGTGCCACCAGACGTTAATGGTCCAGGACGAGCCAGAGCAGTAATTGAAGCAATATCCTCGAAGTTGCTTATTTTCATCTGACGAGTTAATGATTGCAATGCATAGCCTTCAAACTGAAATATCCCTGCGTGTCTTTCTTTATTGAGGACATCAAAAGCCTCTTTATCTTCTAGAGGGAAGTTAATGATTTTTTCTTTTTCCCAACCAACCTGCTCCAACACATCGTTCAAAACAGATAAAGTCCTGAGACCTAAAGCATCTATTTTTAAAAGGTTTAAGCTTTCTGCGTCGTGCTTATCTATCTGAGCTGCACCACTTTGAGCACTAACAGAGCAATAATTGCTTACTGGATCTTCTGTTACGATTATCCCTGCAGCATGAACGCCAGAGTGCCTAGCGTGATTCTCCATCTTCTCAGCTATCTTCATTTGCGGGAACTTTGCTAGGACTGCCTTGCCGATGTCTAGGTCGTTGAACGTATCCATAATACACATTGCAGCACGAGCATCTCCACCACTCCGTTCTATGATCGCACCTTTTAGGTCGTTTACTTCCCAAGCTGGAATTCCTAGTTCTTTAGCAACTTCTGTTATTGTGCTCTTAGCTTTATATCGACTAACAGTTCCTAGGTGAGCAACTTTTTCCGCACCATACTTATCTCGTAAATACTGGAAAACCATCTCCCTGCGGTCATCCTGGAAATCTATATCTATATCAGGCAGGTCAGCACGAGTGATGTCTATGAACCTTTCGAACAATAGGTCGAACTTTATAGGGTCAACATCTGTAATCCCTGTTAAGTAACAAACTAAAGACCCAGCACTCGATCCACGAGCTGGACCAACCATCATATGTTGCTTTGCATAATTAATCATATCAGCAATAACATAAAAATAATCTTCGAACTTTTTACTTGCGATCATTTCTATTTCTCTGGTTAAACGATCTTTGTAAACTTTATCTGTTAGGTCTATCCCTCTAGAGGGTGCTGCATCTATACACATCTGCTCTAAACTTTTATCTGGTGTAAAAGATATCATCTGAGCAACAGGCAAATCAACATTGCACATGTCTGCTATTTTGTATGTGTTTTGTATAGCTTCATCTGGCAACCAAGGAACACAATCTTTAAGCTCATATTCATTTAATAAGTGCATTGGCTTGGTGCGTTCTGTTCTGTTCATCCCTACCAGAACTTCATAGGCTTTTCTGTCTGTAACTTTAGGATAATAATTGTCAGAAGTTGCTACAGTTTTAAATCCTTTTGTTTTAGAGAACTCTAAAGAAGCACGAGAACTCATTGGATTAATCTCAATGTAAAGATCGTCTTTTCTGGCCAATGGAAGAAGTCCCCACTGAGGATGTGTTCCACTTAGTATTATTACATTTTCAGATATATCAAAAAGATCGGAGTAGCTCATTCTAGGGAAATAATAAAAATTCTCCTTGGCTGTGCTTTTTGTAACGAGTTCATATATCTCAGACAAGCCAGAATTATTCTTAGCAATAAAAGACATTGTGTTCGCTGTTTGCTTAGTTCTCTCGGTTGCATCTTCTACAACAGCAATCTCAGCTCCGAATATAGGCTTGACTCCTGCTTTTTTACAAGCATTGTTAAATGGTACATGTCCCCAAGTTCCAGAGTCTGCTATGCCCATAGCCTTGCCTGCCATCTCAACAAGGTTATTTATTGGTCCATAAGCCTTGCGGAATGAATATTCAGTGCGAGTCTTTATGTGTAGCATTAATTATACATCAACACTGCTACAATTAGTGTCCCTACAAGGAAGCCTATTATTGATATTGCCATTATATGTGTCCTTCTTTTTTATACCACTTAATAATTTCTATTGTTGCTTCAACATCATTTAGAGATCTGTGAGCACCTTCTATCTTCTTGCCCATTATTTCTTCATAGATGTCTCCGAGCTTGCGCATTTTTCCCCAGACGCTTTGCCCAACTTCAACTGTACAAATATGATCCATTGGCCAAGGAAACTTAGTCACCTTATCGAGCCTTTCTAGTTCAAACCTTAATATCTTCCTGTCGAAAGGTAAATTGTGTGCAGCCATAGAAGTCTCGCCCAAAAAGAATTTACACAAATCTTTATAGTGAGCAACAAACGGTTTTTTGTCTTTTAGGTCTTCGTCTGTTATCCCAGTTATTTTTGTTATCTTAGGGTCTAGAATGTGTCCAGGATTGCACATAAATTCTAGTCGATCATACTCTTCAAAATTACCATCGGTAAATCGGATTGCACCGAACTCAATTATCCTAGGCTGTAGATCTAAATCAGAACCTTCAGCTTTAGGCAAGCCAGTTGTTTCTAGGTCAAACACTATCATTACTTATTTATCCTAACAATAAATTTAAGATCAACACCTAGTATATCTTTAGTATCAAAAATAACATAGTTGTAAGATCTCTTGCCTGCGATTGCTGCATTGGTGTGAGAGTCTGTGAAAACCTGCTGTGCGACTTTAATGTCTCTTTCTTCAAAAAAAGATCTCCATAAAGTAAGCTCATCTTCAGTGCAGTGCATCCCAAGGTGACTAACACTGTTCCTGCCTCTCTTTTCAGAGTCCATCCAATTATTCCCTGATGTGTAGTCTAAAACTTCAAACTCTTTCCCAGAGAAGATATCATAGTTAAAAGATAGGTCTGCTTCATTTGTTCCATGGTCTCCGTAAACCAATCCAGTTGCAACAACATGATCTTCAACCCAATCTGCTGCTCCTATCTCAGTCAATAGTTTTTTTGCAGCGGTTGGGTTCTTTGGGCAGATAGCGATTTGTTCAATAGTAAATTTCATTTTAAGCTCCATAGGGTAAAATGCATCCAGTAAGATACTTGTGATGCTGTTTGTCTTTAAGTAAATAGGCAACGAACTCTGCTAATAATTTAGGAGGTGTTTCTTCACCTGTTAACAATCCATTCAATTGATACTCTTGAGCATACTCTTTGCTCCAGCCACGAGTTTTAACAACTTGCTCGTCTATTGAATCACTCATGCCAGTGCCAGATAATTTATTAGGAGCAATGCCGAATACAGTTATGCCATGCTTTTTTGTAAGCTCACGAGCCATCTGTAAAGTCATTATGTGGGCTGCAGCTTTAGAAGCATTATATGCGAGAGAACAAGTCATAGGCATGTGGGCTGCATTGCTAACAATGTTTACTATTGTGCCTTTGCTTTTTATTAGCATCGGCAAGCAAGCTTTAGCCATCATGTAAATGCCTTTAGCATTGGTGTCCATAACTTTGTCCCACTGATCTTCTGTAAAGTTTTCAAGCCAATCAATTATATTAACACCAGCATTATTTATCAATATGTCTAGTTCTTGGATTGAATCTAAGAAGTCAGGGTTGCGGACATCTGCATTGTCTTTAATATCATAGTCATAAACTGTGTGACCTTGGTTTTTAAGTTCATCGTGTAAAGCCAAGCCAAGACCTTTACCAGAGCCTGTAATCAAAATTTTAACCATAGTTTTCTCCTTTTATTAATGACTCGACCATTGCTGCATAAACTGCTGCATCGTGTATTGAGTCTTTGTGTTTAAGATCGCTGTTAGCGAACCTTGTAATTTTAACAATCATAAGCTCAAAAAGATGCCAGACATTATAATCGTCAACCGTTTTTAAATCAATGCCTTTAGGGAACAATGCAACCATAACTTCACCGACTGATTTGTAATTGTCGCCATAGACTTTATTGCGTTCACGAAATGTCTCTGCCATCTCCTCTAAGATTTTAGCTGCATCTTTATTCATTTTCTGATTTCCCGTCTTGAAAGCCTTTTTCAACATCATCTTCATAGTTGTTTGCTTTATCAAAAAGCTCTTCTAGTTCTTGTTTTTGGAAATTAGTTATATCGAACAACCTTCCTATTTTCTGGTTATTAAGTTCGATATCATTCCCTCTGATTTTAAGGTTCATTAGAAATCTCCTGGAGCAACTTGCAGGCAGGTTAATCCCTCGCCACGCCACATATCAACAACCGATTGCCTATCTTCTAAAACGAACCAGATGTCTTTGTAATCGAAATTATCTTCTAACAACTTCCTTTTGCAATCTGCGTCTGGCGACATGTTTTTTAAAGGTCGCATAATAAGCCTATCATAAGGAACATCATTTATCCTTAACCATTTAGAAGTGTCCCTGCGACAACTCTCATCACGAGCAGTCATTACAACAATCTCAGTTTCTGCGTCTTGGAGCATCCTTACAATGTTACAAATATTTTCTATGGGTTTATCACCTATGCCTGCTTTGTTAAAAGCTTTGTAGTCTTTATCTTTGTACAGGTGTATGCGGTGACCATAGTCAGATAGAGTTCCGTCTAGGTCAGCAATGATTATACGTTTACCCACGATGGCACCTCCGTGTTCTTCCATACTGCGAAGCTCATCTTCTCTCCTAAATAATAGTCTCTGTAAGCTTTTACAGTGTCATCACCTTTGTATTGATCAGGCATGCACTGGGGTGGAGGTGTAAAGTCTTTATCAATAGGCATGTGTAAGGGCAATGTTAATAAAGGTGTTAGCAACCTTTCGCATTCATGGGTTTTGCCATACCTAATTTCGTATTGCTCACAAAGATTAACAAGCAAGTAATATGCCCACCAATAATTATCAGCACACTGCCTTACCCATACAGCTGAAGGGTGATTTTTAAAAGCAGACTTGTAAAGATCATTCTTGTCACAATGATCGTCGCCATCTAGCTCTCGGTGCGCAGTGCATAGCAGTTGTGCAGTCTCGAGTATCATTTTAACACAGTGCTTATCACAGTGCATAATTGCTGCTTTTTCTGGAGCAGAGTCCAAGTAAAATATATTCATGTTGTTCCTTTCTCAATAACAGAATTTTATTCTATTTAAGTTTAAAAGTAAATCTCTTTTTTACTTTATTCCATATGCTATCAACTTCTTGAGTTGCTTCCTCGACCTTTGTATATTGAACTTTGATCGATGGCTTTCTTTTATTTAAAATGTAGCTTATGGTTCTTACAGTAACATTTAAATCTTTAGCTATCTCAGACTTTTCAAAGTTATCTTTCATTGAATGAACTCTGTCGATAAATTCTTGATTGTACTTTTGCTTAAATGTCATTTTGACTCCTATGGATTTAGTGACTTGCCCATTGATGGTGCAGCCCACTGGGTTGGGGTTAAGAACGGTTCAGCCCATGGGTGAACATTTACAACTTCCTTAACCATTAGCTTGAAAACATTTTGATATTCACCTTGGGCTCTGGGAGACAGCCTTGACTTTGCCATCTCACTTAGCGTTCTTAAATTGAACTTTGCTACGATATTAGTGTGAATGTTTGTAGGCAATATTCCTCTAGCATCCTCTGCAGCAATACCTAAGTCTCTTAGCTCTTGATATTTATCGTTTATCATTTTCATAGCATCATCGTAAATTACATTCGCAGTTTCGTCTACATATATTTTTTCTGGAGTGTAATAGCTAAAGCCTTGCATATCTACTGTTCTTTGAGATTGCTGAGCATATGAAGCTTGACGAGTTCTTACAAACTGATGAGTGAACCCACGACTGACTTCACGAATGTTGAATGTGTAGTCAATGAACTCCCAAGACGATCTAATCGTATTAAGCATGTAATCGAGCTCTGCTTTCTTTTTATCTTCATCCCACTGGGATATTTTATCATAGGCATCGTCATCATTCATAAGACGAGTATT